GCAAAACCCCACCCACTCCCTACCAACCGTTTCATGCTATGCGGTGGCGATGTCACAGCAACACTGTTCCTCAGCCATTTTGTAATTTTTTGTCAAATCTTGTAAATTCAGACCCCCCACCACTACTATAAAAATTCCACGGGGTCATGTCAAACTTTAGACAACGCCATATAAAAAAACCCCCACGGATTAGGTGGGGGCTAAACACTCTCACTAAGGAACCGCAGTCCAAACGAAAGGAGGAAACGACTGCGGTAAAAAAAGTATACACTAAAAATTAAAAAGCGAGTACACTAAGTGTACTCGTGACGACCACACGCAACCAAAGGGGATTTTTAGACAGTGCTAGACCACCTAGTATCCGCAGCAGAAGCAGATTACGTACCTGACATGATGCCAGGCGACGCAGGCTTTGACCCCCTTGAAGATTTAACTCCAGCGCAAACCTTAAATGCGCAATACAAAACCAGTCAGTGGCTCGCCGCTTTCCAAGACGATGATGAAGAAGCCTTAACACAGGCACAACAAGACAAAGTAAACCAGACATTCAACGCCCTGACACTGGGCGACTCCTCCGCAAAAAGAAAATTATTAGAGCTAGACCTACCCGACGAGATAAAGTCGGCGATTGGTATGGTCACGGCGTATCAGTGGCAGTTTGTTGAGCAAGCCGAAGAACTCAGAAGTATGGCAGTCAGCCATATTGTTAAAGAAATACAACACCCCGACGCCCGTATCAGGCTAAAAGCATTAGAAATGTTAGGTAAAGTTACCGAAGTGGCTTTGTTTACAGATAGAATTTCTGTAAAGAGCGAGGATGTAAGTGATGAAGAGCTTGATAAGAGAATCAAGGAAAAATTAGGTAAGTACATGGGTGCAGTAGATGTTGTGGCAACTGAAGTTAAGGAGATAAGCGATGGCGGAGATGCCGACGATTCTGAAAAGACTGACACAGCAGATTAAAGATAACAGTCCTGGCGTGAAAGACCCAGAGGCGGCAGCGATTGCTGCCTTGCGCCGCTACGGCTCAATGGAAAAAGACTCAATAAAATTAACCGAAGGCGGAAAAATAAGAAACGAGATGAGTCCAGGCGACAGAGCCAAGGACAGAGCGTCTAAAAGGTCAGGTCACCCTACCACCGCATACAACTACGACGCCAAAACAAACGCGGCGACGTTAAAAACGAAGTTCCCGAAGAAAATTTAATGCAAAACTACGAATGTCTAACCCCAGAAGAAGCCATGGCGGCGCAAAGAGCCCTACCGCACATGACTAAACTTGAGAAACTGACGTTTTTAGGGAATTTGGAGAAGAAAGAGGCACGTCATCAGCTTAAAAAGGCTAAAAGTGACCCGATAGAGTTTGCAAAAGCCATATACCCGGGGTTCAAAGTAGGCCCACACCATAAAAAACTGGCGAAAATCTTCCAGGACGTGGTTGATGGCAAGAAAAAGCGCGTGATTATCAACATAGCACCGCGTATGGGTAAGTCTGAGTTCAGCTCTTACCTGTTCCCGGCGTACTTCTTGGGCAATTACCCTGAGAAAAAAATCATCATGGGCACTCATACAGCTTCGTTGTCTGAGGATTTTGGTAGACGTGTACGGAACTTGATTGACAGTGAAGAATACAAAGAGATTTTCCCTGATACGGTGGTGGCTGACGACCAGAAAGCTGCTGGTAAATGGTCCACTGGGGCTGGCGGTCAGTATTATGCTGCTGGTGTTGGCGGGGCCTTGGCTGGTCGCGGCGCTGACCTATTTGTTATTGACGACCCACATTCTGAACAAGATATGAAGGCTAACAGCCGACTGGGGTTTGATAATGCGTGGAGCTGGTTTCAGACCGGCCCACTACAACGTCTCATGCCAGGTGGTGCCATCATCGTGATTATGACTAGGTGGAGTTTGTTGGACTTGACGGGGCGTTTGTTGGACTACCAGATACGCAACCCAGACACTATTCCTTGGGAGATTGTTGAGTTACCTGCCATCATCAACGAGGGCACAGAAAACGAAAAATCGCTCTGGCCTGCGCAGTGGAGTATTGAGGCACTAAAGAACACAAAGGCGTCCATCGACCCGCGGTACTGGAACGCACAATACATGCAGAAGCCGACATCAGATATGTCAGCGGTTATTAGCAGAAAAGACTGGCGGATATGGGAACACGACGACCCACCGCCTTGTGATTACATCATTCAGTCATGGGATACGGCACATGAAACGAAAAATACTTCCGACTATTCTGCGTGTACGACGTGGGGCGTTTGGTACAACGATGAAGATAATGGTAACGCCAACCTCATTCTCCTTGACGCGTTCAAAGACCGTCTTGCGTTTCCGGACTTAAAGCAGGCGGCGCTTAAGCACTACAAAGAGTGGAAGCCAGACGCGTTTATTGTGGAGAAAAAAGCAGCGGGCGGCCCGTTAATTCAAGAGTTCCGGTCGATGGGTATACCCGTGCAGGAGTTTTCACCCAGTCGAGGTAACGACAAAATGGTGCGCTTAAATGCTGTCGCAGACCTGTTCACAAGTGGTAAAGTGTGGGCACCAGATACACGTTGGGCACGCGATGTAATAGAAGAGGTGGCTTCGTTTCCGGTCGGCGAACACGACGACTTTGTGGACACGTGCACCCAAGCCCTGTTACGCTATCGCCAGGGCGGATTTATTAGTCTTGACTCGGATGAGAAAGACGACGATTACTTGTACAAACACCGCAGGAAGGCGGCTTACTATTAATGAGCACACTAGTGAACTACACATATTGGAAGTGGGACGCCGTATTAAGCAAAGAGTTTTGTCGCTCTGTACTAGAGCAGATTGACTGGGCAACAGCAGAATCAGCAACTATTACGGTAAATAATGTGGTGGACACTAAAGCTAGACGTACAGATGTTATCTGGCAACCGTCTATACAACCTATAGGATGTGTAAGTAAGTGCTATATGGAGATAGCCAATCAGTCAGCCGAGTGGGGGTACAGTTTAAGCGGGCAAGAAGAGACTCAGATTGGCAGATATAAAAGTACTGATGAAGGGTATTATGACTGGCATATAGACGCTGGCGCCCCAAAAAACGGTATACAACGCAAACTTTCTTGCGTTATTTTGCTAAATGACCCTTCTGAATTTGAAGGAGGTATCCTACAATTAAAGGGTATGGAAGACCAAAACGTACTTGATAAGCAAGGAAGCATCATTGTTTTCCCATCATTTATAGAACACAAAGTAACACCTGTAACAAAAGGTGTTAGATATTCAGCAGTTACTTGGGCAAGTGGCCCCTCGTTTAGATAAGGATAGATAATGAGCATTGAAAAAAGTTTATATGAAGCCCCGATGGGCCTAGCCTCTTTGGGAGCTGAACCGGACATCGAGATTGAGATTGAGGACCCAGAAGAAGTAAGAATAAAAATGGGTGGGATGGAGCTTGAAATAAAAGAAGGCGAAGACGACGAAGACTTTAACGTCAACTTAGCCGAAATTATGTCTGAGAGTGATATTCAGTCTTTGGCTGGTGACCTAGCTGAAGATATTGATAATGACATTGCTTCTCGCAAAGACTGGGAAGAGATGTACCGCGATGGTATTACATTGCTAGGCCTTAAGTTTGAAGAACGTACAGAACCATGGGACGGTGCATGCGGCGTGTTTCACCCGATGATTACAGAGGCAGTAGTGCGCTTCCAGTCAGACACCATCATGGAAACCTTCCCAGCTAAAGGTCCTTGCCGTACACAGATTATTGGTAAAGAGACCCCTGAGAAGAAAGAAGCTGCGGTACGTGTTCAAGAGGACATGAACTATCAGTTGACAGAGAAGATGCCTGAGTACCGTCCAGAGCACGAGAAGATGCTGTGGAACTTGCCAGGTACAGGCTCTGCGTTCAAGAAGGTCTACTACGACCCATCATTACAACGCCAAGTATCCATATTTATTCCTGCAGAAGACGTAATTTTGCCGTATGGCGTGAGTGAAATTAATACATGCCACCGCATCACGCATCGCATGCGTAAGACTAAGAACGACTTGCTCAAGCTAATTAATGCTGGGTTTTATTGTGACGTTGAGCTAGGCGAGCCTACCAAGTACACAAGCGATATTCAGGAACGCAAAGACAAAGAGACTGGCTTCTCAGCCACATTTGACGACCGCTTTGAGCTTTACGAAAGTCACGTTGACTTGGACTTGCCTGGGTATGAAGACAAAGATGAAGACGGCGAGTTAACAGGTATTGCGCTACCTTACGTAGTGACAATGATTCGTGGCACAAACCAGGTCTTGGCTATCCGTCGCAACTGGAAAGAAGAAGACTCGCTTAAGCTTAAGCGTCATCACTTCGTCCACTACCAATACATCCCTGGCTACGGCGCTTACGGCTTTGGTTTGTTCCACTTAATTGGTGGCTATGCTAAATCTGCTACATCAATCATGCGTCAGTTGGTTGACGCTGGTACGTTATCTAACTTGCCGGGTGGTCTTAAAGCTCGTGGCTTGCGAATCAAGGGCGATGACACACCGATTGCTCCGGGTGAATTTAGGGATGTTGATGTAGGGTCTGGAGCAATTCGTGACAATATCTTACCGCTTCCTTACAAAGAGCCATCACAAGTCTTAGCAAGTTTGATGGACAGAATCGTTGAAGAAGGTCGTCGCTTTGCGGCTACTTCTGATATGAAGATTGCGGATATGTCTAACCAAGCGCCGGTCGGTACGACTTTGGCTATCTTGGAAAGAACCTTGAAGGTGATGTCTGCGGTACAAGCCCGCGTTCACTATTCGATGAAGCAAGAGCTACAGTTGTTAGCTGGCATTATCCGTGACTACACAGATGACGAGTACACCTACGAGCCAGAAGAAGGTAACTCACGCGCAAAACGTTCAGACTACTCAATGGTTGATGTGTTGCCAGTTAGTGACCCTAACGCAGCAACTTTATCCCAAAGAGTTGTACAGTATCAAGCGGTTATTCAGCTAGCACAGCAAGCTCCACAGATTTACAACCTGCCTGTATTACATCGCCAGATGCTAGAAGTGTTGGGTATCAAGCACGCAGATAAACTTGTACCACTCGAGGAAGACCAGAAACCGGCAGACCCAGTTTCTGAGAACCAGAATGCGTTACGTGGCAAGCCACTCAAGGCGTTTATTTACCAAGACCACGAAGCACATATCAAGGTGCATACATCCGCTATGCAGGACCCGATTGTTCAGCAACTTATTGGGCAGAACCCACAAGCTCAGGCAATTATGGGTTCAATGCAGGCACACATCGCTGAGCACGTTGGTTATGCCTACCGTCAGAAGATTGAGATTGCGTTGGGTATTAGCTTGCCAGGTGAAGAAGACCAGTTGCCAGAAGCGATGGAGAAAGAGATTAGTCGTCTCATGGCTGAAGCGGCTACGCAGGTATTGGCACAAAGCCAAGCACAGGTTGCCCAGCAACAAGCCCAGCAGAACGCTCAAGACCCAGTTCTTCAAATACAAATGCAAGACTCAGCCACTAAGGCTAAGGAAGCTGAGATTAAAGAGAAAAAGGTCATGGCAGACGCAGCGGCTAAGGCAGACGAGTTGGAACTTAAGAAAGAACAGATTGCCTCAACCGAACGTATCGCTGGTATGAATGCACAGCTTAAAGTTATCGAAGACGACAAAAATCGTAAATTCAAACAAAAAGAAGTAACTGATACGTTCAAACCAACTAAGGAGTAACACATGCAACTAGAAACGATGGGCTTTATTACCGCATTTCGAGAGAAATTGCGCATAGATATGAACAATTTTACAGACGACATGGCTAGCGGACAATGCGCTGACCATGCCGCCTATAAAGAACTGTGTGGGGTAATTCGAGGTCTAGCCTACGCAGAGCGTCACCTACTTGACCTCGCTGACAATATAGAGAAGGCTAACAATGAGTGAAGCTATAGCGCTACCTGAAACGGAGCTAATCCTGCCGCCGGGCGTAGTATTAAACGAAACCCCAAAAGTGGACGAAGAGTACGAAGCAGCTGAAGACAAGGCAAAAGCACTACCTGACC